TAGACGAAAGAAAAACCCCCATCCAAATAATTCAGGATGACGTCCACCAACTTTTCACCTGTGTGGGTATATTTTATTTTGGTAAAGATATTTCTGACTTTACTGAATTTGTCGCTGACATTAAATGTTGGGACTTCAACGAAGGTGTAGATTACGACTTCACACCACTCTTATTTCAGCCAACGGATGCCAAGTTTTTCAAATTTGCATCGAAAATAATCTGGGACGAAATACATGAAGCAGCTATGTTTCATTTACCATTTCGTTTTCGAAATATATTCGACAATATGGACACTTGGTCCGAATGGAACATAATAGAACGATTATTAATGTTGTCCGGAGATGTAGAAACTAATCCTGGTCCAGTACAATCACGTCCCTTACAGTATCGCTATAACGACCCAAGAACTGTAAGATTGGAAAAAGCATTGGAAAAGAAAGACCAGAAGATTAAGAAATTGATCAAGGAATTGCGATTGGCTATTAAACATAAAAAGATTTATGCACAAGTTTTTGGCATTAAGGAATCCGCAGGAGAAGTTAATGCAAATTTAACGCGCATTTGTAATTTTCTCGAAAATAGTTTACCGGTTATTCAAGGCAACGTTCAAGCAATGGTATTGGACTCTACTGAGAAAGTCGCCTCTATGAAGGATGATTTAATCAAGATAGTGCTTGTGTGTCTCATTGTGCGCTTAATGATGGTGTGGAAACATTATAAAACAGCTCTTGCAATTGTTTTAATTTTCATATTGAAATTTTATGGTTTTGATGAAACTATAATAAATTTGGTACATGAGGCAAAAGCTAAATTTGTCTCTGCAGAAAACGCACACGAAACAATGGAAGAGGTGATTTACCACCCTTACTATCAGACGTGTGGTAGTTAATATTTGCTGTATTAGCTTTTGTTTGTATTAAGAAAATTCCAGGAAAACAGGATTGGGATTCTTATATTTCACGATTGGATCGAATACCAAAGGCTTTGCAAGGATCACAAAAAAATAGTGGATTATTGTTCAGAATACTTCAATTTGGCCAATGATCAGTTGAAAATGATAGTTTTAGGTAAGACTAAAGAAGAATTATCTAGTGCTAATGGTGTTTACACTGAGATTCACGAGTGGGCAACTGAAGTGCGAAAATATCTTGATCTAGAACAAAGAAATAAAATTGACACCGATATTACAATTGCAAATAAAGTGGAAGAACTTTATAAGCGTGGTGTTCAGTTTCAGCAAGATACATTGTTGGATCGTGAGATGGCCAGATTAGTTTCAACTACCTTGTTGCCAGCTCGAGAACTTTATCAATATGTTGCTTGTTCACCAGTTAAAG